CATACATAAATCCTGTGTAAAAGATTGGGGGCTTTTTACGGCCCCCGTTCAGTTTAGTCGATACCATAAAACGCTGAAACCATAGCGCCCGGACGTAGTACCTTAGCACCATATACGTGAAGACCACGTACAATGTCGCCAAAGCTATCTGGGTCACGGATGACTTCAGTGCTGGTAATAGTCTGAGCCGTAGCAGTAGCAGACATGTGACCAGCAATAACCCTACCAGCAGCATTAGATGCAGCAGCAATGTTATTAGTCTTGTACATGTCAAAACCACGCAACTTGCCAGAGCTTACCAAACCATTACGGATGGAGCCTTGACCGGCATTGTAGTCTACTGACAAGAGCTTAGATGAGCTTTGTACGAGAATCTCGTAGAACTCAGGTGAAGCCAAGAACCAACGACCTTCTTCAGGAATGTTTTGCTCGTCAAGAAGACGGGCCATGCGAGAAAGAACGTCAATAGGATCGTGCTCAGATGAGCCAAAGCCAATATCCAAGTTACCAGTACCGTCAAAAGTACCAGCAGCAAGGTCAGTTGCACTGTCAGAACCAAGGATATGGTTAGGACTTGACGCAGAAACACCTGCGAACATAGTAGCAATTACACCTTCGTCAAAAGCATCACGCAAAGCGTAAGCGGCTGAAGAGGTTGCTACATCGCGGAAGTTTACATGCGACATGTTAGTTTCAATATCATCAACAATGAACTTGAAAGCGTTAGCAGTGTCAACAACGAGAGAGACTTCTTGGTCTGTCAAAGCTGTTTTAGTTACGTCTGCGCCACGTTCATATTTATAAACCGTAATTACGGGTTCTTTGATGATACGTACAGTATCTCCATAACCAGAGATCTCACCAGCATAATCGGTGTTCGTAATAGCTTCTGCTACTGACGACTTCCGAAAGAAGTTAAGAACCTGTTTGGAATATACTTTGGGTAAGAAAAACGAATTGGTTTGCCCAGAAACGGAATTACCAAAGTTAGCGTCTGTATCTGTACCCGGCTCGAATAGAGCGTCTGATGCGTTATAAGCCATATTATATTACTCCTAAGTAGAAAAGATTATCCTCTACGAACCCTTCCCTCAGTCATTGCAATTTTGATTTCTTCTTCAACTCTATCAAATTGGTCGAGGGACATTTTCGCAATTTCACTCTCTGTCCAAATCTTAGCTTCCTTAGCATCTATATTAGTTGTTTTAGTAGATACCATATCAGCAGCAGAGTTTTGTGGCTGCTTACGATTTGAACGTCTTTTTTGAGTAACCTGTCCTTTCCCAGTTTCTAACTTATAAAGGTCTAACGCTTTAACAGCTAAAGTAACATTATCAGGATTGTTATAAATCCAATCTTGTATCTGATTCGGTTGTTCCTGCGCCCATTCGTGAAAGCCATCGTCTCCTCTGATTTTATCAAAGTCAGGATGACGCTCTTGTAAAGCCGCTTCAGCTTCTCGCCCTGCAATTTCTGCTTCCCGTTGTTCAATAACAGAAAGTTTAGATCGCAAAGCTTCTACTTCTTGTTGACTCCTCATGTGAGCCACAGTTTCTACCGTATCATATAGATCAGGGTATTCTTCTCTAAAACGATCTAAGTCCTCTTGAGACTTAGGAGCTTGGTATTGGGGTTCAGCTACTCTAGCTTGATCCAACATGTCTTGCTCTTTGCGTTTAAATTCAGAAAGTTTCTGATCGTAATGTTTCTTTAAATCATCATAGCGTTTTTTATAATTAGTATTGGGTTCATCCTCAGAAAAAGGGGCCTTTTTGCGGGTGGCCTTCTGCTGTCGAGGTTCTTCGTCATCATCATCTGCATAATACAAACTTTCAGCAGCGTTAAGAGTTTTTTTCTTCTCTTGTTTGTGCCAAGGTTTACGCGCATTATACGGGTTTGATACTTCTTCCTCTTCGTATGCCTGTTCGGACATGTTACTCTCCTTTTCTACGGGGCTTGTTTTCTTGCAAGGTAGCCAATTTTAAACGTCTTAAAAATCTGGGGCTTGTTAATACAAGGTAGCCGTACTGTTGTTTTTTTTTAGCGTCTTCCTCCCATCAGGCTTGGCATTTGATTAGCACCTAACATAGATTGCTCTACTAGGTCTTCATCGTCCTGCTGTGGTGCTGTAAGTGATCCGTAAGGATTACCTAGTAAACCGCCTTCTGCGTATCCAACTTTACCTCCACTAGCTTTTCGTTCTGCATCGTCCATCATTGTTTGAAGGTTGTCTGCTCCGATTTCACTGGTGGCTTCTTCGGTGACTACAAATTCTCCATCGCTTAATCGCGCAGGAATAGAATCTGATACACCATCTCCGGGGCCTTCGACTTCTCCAGCTCCCGAAAACTCTGATGCAGTCGTTACGACCTTATCAAAGATTTCACTGAGCCTTGGATCTGATTCCAAAGCTCCCATTAAATATTCTTGTTCTGTTTCATCTAAAGACTCATCAAGCATAAAGCCCATGTAGTCGTCTTCCATTTTATCATCTGGCACCTGTGACTCTCCAGCCATTGCCTGTTCTTCAGGTGTAAAAGTATCTACAGGCATTTCAGGTTCCATACCCATTTCAGGGGGTACAAGCAGTGAGCCGCCTTCAGCTTTAGTAGATCTTTCTTTTTCTTTAAAAACATTCATTTTTACTTCCTGATCTACGTTTTGTGTCTGTTGTTGAAAGTTTTGCTGGATACGTTGTTGTTCTTCAGATGACTTAGCCGCTTCCATTTCTTGTTTATATGAGTTATACATCATACGAAAGCTATCTTCGTCAGAAGCTTTACCGCCTTCTGCTTTACCCTTGCGTAACATACTTTTATCCATCTTTTCTCTCCATTGCTTCTTTAACGCTGTCCTTTAAACTTTCTAACTTAGCCAGAGAACTCAGCCTCCCCTGACTGCGGTACAGCTCCAGTTCCGATGTTGCCACCGCCAGTACCTGTAGCTCCAAGTTCTTGAGGCTGCTGAGGTGCTCCTTCAGGGGGAGCCATAGGTCCGGGTTGTTCACCACCGGGGCCAGCTTCCGGGCCAGTTGCTTGTCCAACATTATTTTGCATCCCTATAATTTGAGCCATTAGTGCTGCTTCTTCAGGATCGTTGATCAATTCATCTGGATCAAGGTCAAGACTGTAAGCAAGCTCGCTGATTAGCTTGTTCATTTTAATGAATGGTGCAATAGCAGGGTTTTGAGCAGTCTGTAGGAACATAGTCAAGCGTTGGCTACGTACTTCCTTCTGCATTAAGCTATTAGTACCTGTGGCTTTTACTTCTAAATCACCTTGAACATCTAATTTAGACTCAAGAAATTGCATATTCCATTGGAAGTAAGCTTCGCCCATAGGCTTTAATAGGAAATCATCAAGGTTTTTAATAACAGTTTTGATGTTAAGGGATGCTGCGCCAAGTAGCATGGACATTCCTGAAGCAGTTCGCGTCATACTCTGGACACCTGTTTGACCATGAGAATAGCTTGGGATACCTGTCTGTTCATCTGCAAGCTGTCTGAATTTATCAAACATCATCATGTTTTCTTGTGAGGTGTTAGGAAACTTTAAGCCATTAATAGCCTGTCCGGGTACTCCTGCTTGTCTTCGGAATACTTTACCCGGAAATATTTCCATACTTTGACCGCCCACAAGAGCAGTTTCGTCTACATCAAAGACTAATGACCCTGATAACGCTAGATTGTCTATTGCCATACGTGCATGACCATTCATGATCTTTTGAGAATCATCCATGTTTTCTGCAACGCCAATACCAAAGAAACTATAAGGATTTCTTTCGTATGGGAAGGCATGATAAGGCAATCTGAAAGGCGTAAAGGGATTTATTACTGCTCGTAACATCTGACCATTGCAGATCCAAGCGTTAACTTGTACTTCATCTAGGTCATCTACTTCATCTGGAATATCCATACCAACTTGGCGAGCATACTCAGCATCAATAACTCCCCAGTATTCCAAAACTTCAAACTGTCCTGAACCAACGTCATCAGAACGGTGATCATCTTTTAATTCTTGCTCATAGTCTTTTTCTTCGTAGTTAGGCCCTACCATTAAGGCTTCACGAATAGCGTCTTTGTTAAAATAAGGCATTTTAGCCAACGAACGCAGCTTAGTGCGATTCATACGGTGGCGGTGAAATACATATTCTGCTTCGTTTATGTT